ATGTACTCAACCGGCTACGCAGGCTTAACAACTATGCAAAAAGGCCTACCCTTCGAGGGTGGTTTTTGCAAATGGTGGTATACACCCAGGGAGCATATTGCCGCATGGCCAACTATCGATCCTGTTACACAATACTTAAGTTCCGAGCCTACCCTTGCCACCGGCAAAGTTTGGTATGGCCCCGTATACGTACCCAATACACAAATTGGGTTCGAGGAACCCATCAAACGCAATGCCGCTGGTTTATTCTACAATCAAAAACTATCCGGCTATCAACCGGGCGATGATCCTGCTGCACGCATAACCCGCAGCAATATGCCCTACCATCAATATGTGGTAATAGGCCAGCAACGGGCAGGTGGTTTTTTCCTGGTATTGGGCAATCAGCAAAGCGGCCTTCGGTTCGATCCTGAATTTACCACCGGCCCGGGTGTAGCCAAACCAGCCGGCAATAGTTACACCTTAACAAAGCAAAGCCACAACCCCGCATTGCCGCTGTTAATGTTCAGCCAAAGCCCATTAGAGCCCCCACCCATCATAGAAACAAATACCAACAATGTGGAAATCATAACATTCAACACAGAACTGGAAAAAACCTTTGAATGGACGGCCCTGCGCCTTTCCAAATTCGGGCAATTCCCCACCATACAGGTATGGCAAACCGGCGATGTGGCAGAGCCCATCATCATCACCGTACCCATTAATGTAGATGCTGCCCCACCCGATAATACCCAATTCACCATATTTACCCCGGGCGTACCGGGTTTCATTGTAATAAAATAAAAAGCTATGCCCAAAACCTTAAAAACAAGTATTAACCCGGCAACAGCACTGCATAGCAGCTTTACTTGCGTCGCACTCTTGTGCGTTCGCCTAAGTAGCAGCTTAAAAGCCAGTACCAAAGCCCTTGCCACCCTATTATTAGCCTTCGCCATCACCAATGCAGCCAGCGCACAGGTAACCTATATTTATGGGGATACCACTAAAATCAAAGCCCGTGGCACCGGCAATAACGAGTTACAAATCTTCAATGCCACCCGCAGCGTAGAAGGCTTTCTGTACAATACCGGTGGCGGCTTAACCAAGTTTAAACCCGCCATTGATACGGCAATTGCTCTAAACGATTCTACCGTTCGTTTCTCCCGTGGCAGTGCATATTTCGATATTACTATTCACTCCACCATCGGCGGCACCTCAACAAGTGGTTGGAGCATCACCGGTAATGCAGGCACAACAGCAGGTACCAATTTCATCGGCACAACAGATGCGCAAAGCCTGTACTTCAAAGTAAACAACGTAGTATCTGGATGGTTAGATGCCATTGGCACCAACACATCTTTTGGCGTAGATGCACTCACCAGCATAGGCAGTGCAGGCGCTAACACCGCCATAGGCCACGAAGTACTACACAACAACAGCACAGGCATACAAAATACAGGGTTAGGTTACCAGGCATTAATGGCCACCACCAGTGGCGATTATAATACCGCCCTCGGCTCCTATGCCCTAACAGGTATAACAACCGCCACACATAACACCGCAGTAGGTGTATTTAGCTTAAGCAGCTTAAGTACAGGCGCAGCGTACGCCAACAACACCGGCATAGGCTACAATGCAGGTTACGGAATGATCAGCAGCGACTACGGCACTTACCTTGGCTACAAAGCCACCGGCAGCAACGACCTAAACAGCGCAACCGCCATAGGTGCCTACGCCAAAGCCGAGCAAAGCAATAGCCTTATATTAGGTAGTGTAAACGGTAAAAATGGCGCAACCCAAACGGTACGTGTTGGTATAGGCACCACACAGCCATCCACAACCTTGCACCTGGTAGGTGATCTACGTATACAAACCGGTGGCGAAGCCTCCGGAAAAGTATTAACCAGCGATGCCGATGGTAATGCCAATTGGAATTACCCAAATGCCGGATGGTCCTTAGAAGGTAATGCAGGTACCAATCCTTCAACCAATTTTCTGGGGACAACAGATGCACAGAGTTTATTATTTAAAGCCAACAGTATTCTTGCCGGGCAAATTGATTTAGATCATACCAATACTTCATTTGGCTATCAATCCTTATTAAATAATACCAGCGGTACCAGCAATGTTGCATTTGGCGATCAGAGTTTAAAAAGCAATAGTTCAGGTACAGATAATGTGGCAATTGGCCATGCAACTTTATATAGCAATACAACTGTTAATGGTAATGTAGGTATTGGTTCTCAAACCTTATTCAACAATGTAACAGGCACAGGGCTAACAGCAATAGGCGCTTACTCTTTATTAAACAGCTTAGGCAATAATAATATAGCTATTGGCCAATCAGCTTTGCCAACGGTGGTAAATAGTACCGGAAATATTGCTATTGGTAATAATACCGATGTTGTAAGCGACGTGATTACAGATGCTATTTTAATTGGCCATGGTGCAAAGGCAGGTGTAAGCAACTCCATTATTTTGGGCGATACCGGAACAGTAAAAAAGGTGGGTATTGGCACGGGTTACCCTTCAGCTAATTTTCATGTAAAAGGTAGTTTAAGATTTGCCACTGGCAATGAAGCTGCAGGCAAAGTATTAACAAGTGATGTAGATGGAAATGCAGATTGGGCTGATGCTCCAAGTGGCACAAATATTTATAATAGCGATGGAACGTTGACAGGAAATAGAATTTTGGATGGAGACAGCCATAATTTGACAATGCAGAATTTAGATGCCATTACCTTGAAATCTGCAACTGATTTGCTTTTGCATTCAGGCAATACAGATATAGGCAACCCAGACGATGCAACCTACTCAGGTTCATTAAATATCAAAACGCAATATCTGGGTATAAGTTCTGCAAATTTTGAAATGACAGCTTTAGAAGCAGGCGATTATGATGGAAGTTTGCCAAAAGCTAGGCTACAATTTTCGCCTAGTGCATACGGTTATGGATCTGATGCTGATATTTATTTAGGTCCGCGATATGCAAGTCAGGATATAGCATTTACACAAGATTACCCTTTTACATGGACAGATGTAGCCGCAAAAAATATTACTGAGCTTTTAATAAATGATGCAGGCACCGCAAGCGGAGGCCATTTTTTAAGTGGTTACGATGAAGATGCAAGAGGTTACGAACCATCAGCATTATTGCACTTAAATGCAACAGATAAAGGTTTTTTAATACCTCGCATGACAACAGCCCAGCGTGATGCCATCAGTAGCCCGGCAAATGCGCTAATGATTTACAATACTACAACAGAAGCATTTGAATATTATACTGGTCTCACATGGACAGCTATAGGTAGCACCACAGAAACCGAACCCCTATTTACCGCCAGCGATGCAGCCGGTATAAGCAGCAGCGATATAACCAACTGGAACGGTAAACTAAACATAAGCGATACCTCTTCAATGCTTAGCCCTTATGCAAGAACAACATCCGTAGCAATTAAATTAAGTATATCAGACACTTCCAGTATGTTAAGCCCTTACGAACGTGCAGCACATGCTACTGCAACTTTTGCAGTAAAGCCGAGTGGAAGTAGTATTTTAAAAGCAAATGGAAGTGGCGGTTTTACCAATGCAACTGCCGGCACAGATTATGTGAGCCCATCAAGTACTGAAACACTTACAAATAAAAGTATAAGTGGCAGCGCCAACACACTTTCAAATATTCCGGAGAGTGCAATTACCCAATACACTAAAACGCATTATGGCACTAGTTTTAATACTACCAATACAATTGGGGCAAGCACTACAAATTACCTGGCAATTCAAGCAAGTGGTGCTACCAATGCCACAGAAAATAACAGACTTTGGGTAGTACCTGAATCAGGCACACTTAGAAATTTATACGTAGCCATTGCATCTACACAGCCTGCAAGTGGAAGTCTTGTTTTTACGATAAGAAAAGGCACAGTTGGTAGTTTAACCGACCAGTCATTTACATTAACAATAGCAGCAGGAAGTACGGCTGGGGTATATAGTAATACATCTTCTACGCTTTCTGTAACTGCAGGTGATATTCTTAGTTACAAAATAGTAAATAATGCAACTGCAACCAGTGCAGGTATTGTAGTAACCTCTATTATTTTAACCAATTAATAATTATTTCTATGCCACTAATTACTTTAGAAAGTTTATCAATCACTCCTGCTCTACTAATAGATATGCCAAATATCATATTGGCTAACACCGAGTACAAGCGCAAAATGAAAGTACTAAAATTGGAATTTAATCCGGCACAGAAAATCGTTAAGGTAGATACTGTTATTGATCTGTTTAACCTGAATGATGAGCCAATAGATTACAGTGTAAACAACTATGCCAAGCCAATTAATTACAGCGTAAATGCTACTAATAACGCGATTTGCAATGCAGTAACCGGTGCTCACATTTGTTACCTGAACGAATTGGGTGATGATACGCTGGAGCAAAGCCCGGCATATGGCATTAACTATATGTACTCGTTTGATTTCTTTTATGCTATGGCAGCTGGTTCGCCTGTAATTATCAATGCAACAATAACTCAATTTTTAATGCCACACATTTTAGCAGGTGATTGCGATTAGCCCCCACAGCCCCAAACGCATAAGTGAGCGACGCAAGCGGCGATGCCATAAGAACCCACTGATCGGTTAATAAACCTTTAAATAAAAACAATGAAAAAACTCATCTTTATGTTGCTGCTTACGGTTAGCCTGGCAGCAACGGCACAAACCAATTTTGGAGTATTAGTAAATAGCAGTGGTAATTTTAATACCACAGATAAAGCCCTAATGGCCCAGCAATTGGGTGTACCATTTGTACGCGAAAACATTATTCTAAACCAGTTTAACGGCACAGAAAAAAGCTTTGATATTTATGAAAGCTATGGTTTTAAATTTTTGTGTAACCTTAACTGGATGGCTGGTGTAAACACCTTCCCCAATATGTCCGCATATACCGCCGCCCTGGAAGATGTTGCCAATAGCAAATACGGCAATTGCCCGGTGTACATTCTACAAAACGAAGAATTAAACCCAAATTTTAACAAGTTTACGGCTGCTCAATATGTACAAATGCTGCAAGCCGCAGCCGGTGTAATGCACCCGCATGGTTTAAAAATTGCCAATGGTGGCATATATGGCACACCCATGTATCAGCTTACTTACAAATTTTTACACGATACCTACGGCGTTGCCGTAGCAGATGAATTTGCCACAAATGCAAAGCTTACCACCAGCCAAAAAAAGCAGGCAATTGGTACACCAAGCACCAAAATGAAAGACATGCAAACGGTAATTGATGGCGTAAAACAATACTGCGATTTTATTAATGTTCACCACTATATTGATCCTAAAAAAGGCATCACCTCGCAGACCGTTTGGCCGCAAGTAAAAAGCTATTTGGAAATGTACACGGGCAAACCCTGCATTACCAACGAAACCTGCATACGCAACAGCGATGATAGCAGCTATGTATCCGCCACGGTAAACACCTTTAAAACTACCAATACATTTTATTGCAGTTGGTTTAGTGGCGATAGTAATATGGCCGGTGCCCGAAGCCTTTTTAACCTAGATAAAACTATACGTGCCAGCGGCATTGCATTTACAGAAACTACCAAATAAAAAAGGGGCAGTGGTAGGCCATAAGCATGTAGTCATGTAACAGCACAAATCAGCATAAAAAACACAACGGGTTTACACTGCCCTTTCACTGTCCTTTATCACCTGCATGAATCAGATAAAATTTGTATCACAATAAAAAGAACATCAAAATTTTCACCATGAAAAAATTATTTGCAATTGCCTTATTATTAAGCTTTACGTTGGCGTTTAGCCTAACGGCTACAACCAGCCATGCACAGTTAATTAAAACTGTTACGCTAAGTAAAAGCTCACTAAGCAGCACTGATACTGCTTATGTTGTAGTAAGCCCGGATGCCAGCTATGTAAGCCTTGAATTAAAAGCAGTAAAAACCAGTGGCACACCCGCAGGCAAGGGATACGTATATGGCATTTTTCCGGATGGTACCAACTCTACAAAACTGGATAGTTTAACGGTAACCAATGTAGCAACAGATCAAACACTACTATTTGCAATACCGGCAAGGATAAATTATAAAGCCTATAAAATACAGTTTGTAAGTAGCGGCGGTGTATGGGTGCCAACTCTATATTCACTCAGGCGAAGTTGATTAGACTAATCACTGTCCTTTCACAGGCATATGTAATAGATCAATTTTACACTATGAGTTTCAAAAAGGTATCGGCAATATTACGAGGTAACTGGCTAATAGATAAAGGTTGGGCGCAAAGCCACATGCCTTTAGTACATAGCTTTTTACAAGGCAATGCACAAGCCGGTGCCCTTATTATGGGCAGTAGCGAAAATGATGATGAGGAGGAAGATGATAGCCCTGAATTAGTACCCAGCACAGTAAATGTGTACGAGGTTTGCCCACGTACCAAAGTGGCTGAAATACCTTTTGGCGCTATTGCTAATGTAGATATTGTTGGCCCCATGATGAAAGATGGCGATTGGTGCAGCTGGGGCATGTGCGATTATGCTATTCTGATGGATGCTTTAAGAGAAGCACCCAATGTTGCCGCAGTGATCATTGACATAGATAGCCCTGGTGGGCAGGTAGATGGCACCGCTACATTAGGCGATGCCATTCGCAATTGTACTACAGTTAAACCTGTTGTTGGATTTATAGATGATGGCATGAGTGCCAGTGCAGCATATTGGTGCATTAGCCAATGTACTGAAGTATATGTAGGCCAGCCAACTGATGAAGTAGGCAGCATAGGTGTATACTGCACTATTGCTGATTGGAACGCTTATTATGCCAGCTTGGGATTACCTGTTACAGATGTATACAGCACTTTAAGCGAAGATAAAAATGCTACTTATAAAGAAGCCATAAAAGGCAACGAGGCACCGCTACAGGAAAAGCTTGACTTTATAGCCAATGCCTTTATTGATGCAGTAAAACAAGGCCGTGCTGGTAAAATAAAAGGCACAGATTGGGCAACCGGTAAAATGTATTACGCACAGGATGCGCTTGCCTTAGGCCTTATTGATGGCGTAAAGAATTATACTCAATTGGTACAACGTACCAACTCCCTCATTAAAATTTATCAATTTAAATCGATACCAATGGCATTTAATAAAATGTTGGAAATAGCACAGGCTGAATCCTTTGCTGTTACAGATGAAGGCTTTGCAATGAGCGAAGAAAACCTAAACCGCATTGAAGCTGCTTTAACTACAGCCGAAACCAATGCCGCCGCTGTTACCGCTTTAACTGCTGCCAATCAACAGCTAACCGCAGATGTGGAAGCCAATGGTGGACAGTTAATCAAGGCAACAGAAGATCTTGCTGCAGCCAACACATTAAACGTGCAGTTGCAGGAAGAAATTGCCACTTTAAAACAAGCAGCCATTGTAAGCGGTACCACCATTGCAACCCTAACCGGCAAGGTAGAAGCCCTTGAAAAAGGCGATGGTAAAAAAGGCTTTACCGGTGCAGATAGTGAGAAGGATGATATTGATACTGAAGATGTAGAAGATGCCAGTTCAATGGCTTTCCAAAGAGAACTCTTCAGCAAAGTATAGCTTCAACCCTAAACTTTTTTTTACAAACAAACAATCATAAAATAAACCCATAACCCATTAAAATTCTTAAAACATGTCAATAGTAGTAACAGATGTGGTAAGCCAGTTTGGTAGCTATTACAAAGCTGGTGGCGACAATTTCTTAACATTGAGAAACGCTATTTATCAGGCATCTCAAACAGCAGCATATTTTCAGTTGCGCCCAACTGAAGATACTCAATGGCGTGGAACATATTCTTCTTTAAACAGGGTGGTACAGCCTTATCAAAAAGCCTTTACCCCTATTGGTACCTTAACTTTTAAGCCTAACAAGTTCGACTTGTTTAAGCTTAAAATAGATCTTCAGGAAACTCCTGACGATCTGGAAGCTACCTACCTTGGTTTCTTAACATCAGTACCTGATGCAGACCGTGCCAACTGGCCATTTGTACGCTGGTGGTTAATGAACCATGTAATGCCAAAGAAAGATGAAGACCTGGACTTAAATGAGTACTTCGATGGTGTACATGCTGATCCAACACCTGGTACTGCAGGCGATGTAAGTACTGCTATGGATGGTTTGAAAAAAATCATCAAAGGCTATAATACGGATAGCCGTACCAATTTAGGTAATGGCCCAATTGTTACCGGTGCAGCTGCCGCAGATGCCGCAGATTTCTGTACTCAGGTAGAAGATTTTGCCGCATCTATGCCGCATGTATTTCGCAAAAAGATTGACTTCATCTTTATGAGCGCTGATCTTGAATTGCGTTACAAGCAAGGCAAGCGTGCAAAATACAATATGAATTATGCCCAGGCACCTGATTTGATTACTGTAGAAGATTTCCCTAACATGAAAGTGGTAGGTCTGGAATCTCATGGCAGCAGCGAATTAATGTGGGCCACCATTGCCGCAAACCGTATTCGCCCAATGAAGAAAGCTTCTTTGGCTGATACCATGCAGGTAAAACAATACGCTCCGCGTGTGGTAAGTGCCTACACAGATTGGTGGGAAGTATTAAACTTCGAAGTACCGGAGTTTATCTTCCATAACGATCAGGATTTAGCTTAACAGCAGTTCTCCCATTCATACATAACCCTGCTGCTTCGTGCAGCGGGGTTTAAATAAAAATCATTCCACATCACAAAAATATTTTTATGGCAAAGAAAACCATAGAGGAGGAATTACAGGAAGCACTTGGAAACTTGGCCCAGGCTAATGAGCAATTAGGCATAGCAAATGCCAAATTGGAAGCTGCCAATAGTGCTTTCGAAGCATTAACTGCAAAGTCAGCTGATGTAGAAAAATCCAATGAGGAATTAGCTGCCAAACTACAGGAAGCATTGGCCATTAACGATGACCTGCAGAGCGAAATTGAAAAGCTTACTGCAACACCTGCTAATGCCCCAGCCAAAGAAAAAGCCCCAATAAAAGCCGGTGATTTTTCTTTTGAACTGGATGGTGCCAAATACGGTTTTAAATGGCCGGTCGTAACGCTTAACAAGCAACGTGTAACTGCGGAGGATATTTGCAGTAACGTGGAATTGCAAAAGCAACTGGTAGCTGCCAACAGCAGCATGTTAATTGCATTATAAGCCTGCTAAACACAGGTAAAACATACACCTTAAACGCTTAAAAAAACTACAATGTCAAACCTTTATAAGGCTTACGGAAAAGGAGATGTAAAAAATGCTGATGGTGGTTACAAACCCCTCATCAAATTTGCACCAATTGATACCTTTTTAACCATCGCTCCAACCGTTGGTACCACAGCGCTGGGCGATACTAAGAAAATCAGCACAGCACATACTTTTGGTGTAGATGATGGTTTTATTGATTTGCTGTGTAAACAACATTCAGTAACTGCCAAATCGACCACCATTGGCGATGATGGCGCCAGCAGCCTGCAACATACTTTTGAAGGTGAAATAATTGGAGATGGAGCTGTACTAATGGAAGAATTGGAAAAGCAATTAAATGATCAATGTATGTATCTGGTAAAAGATGCAGATTGCATTAATGCTACTGATTACGTACAGTTTGGCGATGACTGTGTGCAGCCAACCATTAAGCTGGAATTTGATGGTAAAACCACCAAAGACGGTCTTAAAAAGGTATATAAAATTACCGGTACCATTATTGGCCATAAGTATTTTTATAGCGGTGCAGTAACTGATAAGCCTGCTGAGTAAACCCAATTTAAAAACAGGTAAATAAAATACCCATGGTACAATTTAATAACAATCTGGTAGCTGCCAAATACGAGGCTGTATTTGATAAAGACAAAAACATTACCCTGCCAGGTAAGTTTAGTGGAAAGTTAAGCAATATAACTCCCGAAGTGGCAGAGCTTTTAATACAAACTGGCGATAACCAGATAAAACTAAAAGCCGCTCCAGCACCAAAACCTGAACCAGGTAAAAAAGAAAAAGAAGATCCTAAAAATTAAGTGTGAGTTGTAAAAATGAAAGCCCCGAACGCTGCATGCGTAGCGGGGCTTTTTTATACCAGTTGCACCTATCCATTATACATTCTTGCGTCGCACTCTTGTACGTTCACCTAAAGCCCAACAAAATATGTTTGAACAAAAAGACATAGAAGCCCTTAATACCGATGTTGAAATTTGGGCAGATAATACGCAGCAAAAAGTTGTAGACCAAATTAATGCCCTATACATAAAACACTACCCCTATTCCACAAACCCGGTACCATTAAGCAAAGCCATAAGAAATACCGTAAGCAAGAAAAACGGGTTAGCCAGTCGTATTGGTTATAAAATGCCAAAAAGTGGTGTATTTCTACACAAAGGCGTAAGCCGTGGCCATGGCATAAATAACCCACGCACGGCTAAAGAATTCATTGACCCCGTAATAGATGCCAATATTGATGAATTAAGAGATATAGTGGCCGATGGCCAAGGCACCCTAATTATTAATGCCCTAAAAATCAAATAGCAAATGGGTAACATTAGCAGCAAAACGGTAAGTATATATATTGATCAAACCGCAGCGGTAACTGCATTAGAAAATTTACAGTTTAAAGCAGATGGCTTTAGCAAAAAAATTGAAAATGCCCGTAAGGAACAGGAGAAACTTAAAAAGCAAATTGAAGATACCAGTGCTGCCGGTGGCAGCATTACCAAACTACAGGAGCGCTATGACCAGCTGAGCACTAAAGTTAATGGCTATAATAAAACACTTCGCGAAACTGCAGAAGCTCAAAAGAAAATTCAAGATAGTATTGATAAGGGCCTTCGACCCTCATTTACCCAACAGGAAAGATTGGTAAATGCCTTACGTAATCAGCTAAGGCAAATGAGTGAAGATGCACCCGGATATGCAGAAAAGTTTAAAAAATTCAGAGAATCATCTGCCGAGTTAGACCGTATGAAAACCGCCATTAATGGCGTAGATAAAGCCCAAAGCAATTGGTTTCAGCAAGCAAAAACCGTGGCGTTTGGTGTATTAATTGGAAATACAGTTCAAGCAGCAGTCGCTGCAATTGGCAGCTATTTATCTGGTATTGTAAGTGGCAATGCCAAACTAAGTGATAGCTTGGCAGATGTACAAAAAACTACCGGCTTAACTGCCGCGCAGGTAGCCAGTTTAAATAGCCAGTTAGGTAAAATAGATACCCGTACAAGCACTGCCAATTTAAGAGAAATTGCTATTGGCCTGGGGCAAATAGGCGAAGCTGCCACCGCTGCCAATGTTGCGGCCATTGATAAAATTGTAGTGGCCCTGGGTGATGAATTTGGTGGTGGTGCCAAAGAAATTACCACTACCTTAAGTGTACTTCGTAACAACTTACAGGATATAAAAACCGGTGATTATGGCACCGATGTTGCCAATATTGGTAATGCCTTAAACGTATTGGGTGCAAATGGTTTGGCAACGGCTCCAGTTGTAGTGGATATTGCCAACCGAATGGCTGGTGTTGCCGGCACATTTAAATTAAGCAGTGGCGAAATATTGGGTACTGCAGCAACTTTTCAAGAATTGGGTATTGAGGTTGAGCGTGGCTCTACTGCCTTTACCAAAATACTGCAAAAAATTGCGGTTGAACCAGAGAAGTTTGCCAAGGTAGCAGGCGTACCTATAAAAGAATTTACCAACCTGGTTAATACCAATATGCTACAAGCATTTAGCAAGGTAGCAGAAGGTGCAGGTAAAGCAGGCAGCAGCAATGTGGCTTTTGCCAGAATATTAAAAGAGCTTGATGCTGATGGCACTGGTGCCGGTGAGGTATTGAGTAAGCTGAGTAAAAATCAGGAGCTATTAACCAGCAAGGTAAGCCTTGCCAGCGAAGCACTTACCAACCAAAACAGCTTAACGCAGGAGTTTAATTTAAAGAACGAAAACCTTGCGGCCAACTTAGAAAAGCTGGGTAAAATTATCAATTCATTATTTGCCAATAGTGTACTTTCAAATATACTGGCAAGTATTACCGGTAGTTTGGTAGATATGGCTAGCAGTACCAAAACTGCCACTGAACGTTTTGATGAACAGCAGACCAGCGTAAATAACCTGGAGAAAAATATAAACCCATTGCTGGACAGGTACGATACCCTTAAATCAAAAACCAATTTAAATGCCACCGAGCAGGGCGAATTAAAAAAGATCATCGCCAGTGTTACTTCTATCCTACCATCTGCAGCCAGTGAGTTTGATAAATATGGCAACGTAATTGCCATCAATACCGGAAGGGTCCGTGAATTTATTGATGCAGAAAAAGCCCGTTTAAAAGTCACCAATGCCTCTGCTATTCAGGAAAATAACAGCAAACTTTCAGAGATTGAACAAAGGTTGGCTATAACCAAAAAGCAGATTGATCAAATTGCGAATACAGGGTCATTCCTGGTTACTGTAAAGGAGTCCGGTGATGGTAAAACTGGTGGCACCACATTCCAAAGAAAAGCAACCGAGGCAGAAATAAAACAAAAGCAGGATTTATACCGGGAATTATTATCGCAGCAGTTAGGTTATAGTGCTGAGGTAAAGCGGTTGAACGGTGATCAGTTGCAGGAGCAGATAGATGCAGCAAAAAAATCTACTGAGGAACAATTAAAAAACCAACAAAAAGCAGATGCAGCTTCACTATCTCAAACAATAGAAGGCAATGCTAAAAAAGATCAGGAACTGGAAAAAGCTTTATCCCGTTTAAAAGCCCTTTCCGAAGAATTTAGCAAACTCTCTCAATCAGATTATGCATATGCTTTTCAACAGATCTTCCAGCAAAAGGCAGAAGATGAAAAACTATTCAGAGAAAAGTTTGCAGGTGAAGCGCTTACCAAAGCCTTAGACCAACTACAAAAAACCACCGAGCAGAAGATAATTGACCTTAACGAAAAGCTAGGTAGCAAAGCAAAGGATAACCCGGTAGTGGTAGATGTGGTGCCTGAAATACAGGAGGAAGATATTGCCCTGTTAAAAGCATCGATGGGAAGGTTCTTAAAGTCGCTCAGCGAAGATGAACGCAATGCCGCAGCGAAACGTGCCTTAGCATTACTAAACGGCAACCGCAAAGAAAAACTAAATGCCACTATAGGTAATTTGGATGCAGCCGAACAGAAAGAATTAAGCAATACTGAATTACTTGAAAGTGAAAAGGAAGTAATCCGAGAAAAATACAGGCATCAACGCAGCCAGGCAGAACAGGAATCATTAAATGAGGAACTGGATAACATCAGTAATGCCCTCAGTTATTTTCAGGAAGCGGTAAATATTGCAGATAAGTTTAACCAGGCAAAAACCAGTAAAGAAAATTCTGCTTTATACAAACAGCTTAAAAGCAATGATGTAGAAAAGCAAGCATATAAAAAATTACTCGATACCAAACTAATTACCCAGCAGCAATACAATCAGCAGATAGATAGGCTGGATAAAGATGCAGACGCCAAAAAAGAAGCCTTACAAAAAAAGCAGTTTGAAAGGCAAAAGAAACTGGAATTAATTAATGCCGGTATCAATGGTGCCCAGGCCGTACTTGCTACCATCAAACAATTTGGCGCACCCATACCGCCCAACTTTGCAGGTATAGCAGCTTTTGCATTTACATTGGCCACCGTTGGTGCAGAAATAGCGACCATAGCTTCAAAAAAATATGCATTGGGTGGTAAATTAGAAGGCCCCAGCCACGAGGCAAACGGAATAAAAAGGAATGTAAATGGCCGTCATGTAGAATTTGAAGGCGATGAGGGCGTAATTAAAAAAAGTGCCATGCGCAGTAACCGCATGTACACGGTTACCGGTACACCCAGCCAAATTACAAGCAGCTTAAACGGTATGTATGGCGGTGTAACCTGGGATACAAGCGCCATCGTTACCCCCAGCTATAAACGCCGCCCCTACCAGGCGGTAGATTATAGCCGCATCAATAGCAGCTACAGCAATTTAAAATTTGCCGAAGGTGGTATTACTCCCGGTACCAATGGCAACGGTGGCAATGGGCAGCCGGTAATCATTAATAACAGCGATGAGGAAACAAAAGCACTTATGCGGGCCGTACTAAAAAGGTTAGAAAATCCAGTAGCGCCATACGTGAATTTCAAATTAACTAAACTGGAAGATGCCCAAAGCCAAAAGGCAAGAATTCAAAACAACGCTGGTTTTCATTGATTAAAATTTTGTTTAATACTATCGCCATAATTGTATTTAATTACTAAACAAATAAGATTTTAGTAAATTAAGCGCTCAAATCAAACCCGAAGACTACCATGGAATTAGTGAAGTACCTGAAGAGAAGCGATGGCCCTGAACACAGGAATACTATTGCAACTTTAGTAAAAGAACTAACACCACTGTTTGACAAAAAGCCGGACAAAATCACAAGTGAATTTGTCTTATTATCTGTCTGGCAGTTCGATGAAGACAATGATTTGGCTTCCTCTATTTCTTTTATTGAACAACTAACCCTAACCCTTACGTATCAATTAGCAAACGAACATGATCTGCCTATGAGAAATCAGATTATGAAGCAAATTGAAAAACTAAAAAAACTGCAGCAACTGTTAACTGTATTGTATGGTTGCTGCTAATACAACGCAATGCTGCCCTTTTGGGTAGCATTTTTTGTTTGTATATAATAAAACTTTCGCTAACTTCATAACTCAAAAGTGAGCCACACGTAAAACTGCCAACCGTTATGGATAAAGAATCTGTACATAAATTAATCAATCATGATGGCATTACAGTTGTTTACCGCAAAAAGCCGCCAGTATTTACTGCACAAATAAATACAAGTACTTTTGCTTTAACCAATATTCTTTTTCTGGAACCTATTGAGGAAGGTAAAAAGGAAGCACTATACAAAAAAGCCATCGCCTTTACCAAACACTACTTACGCACCCACAATGACAACAAACGAAGCCTTTGAGCAAATGATTAATACCCGTGGAATTTTTCGTATATTGGGTTTAACTAAAGGTACAGTAGGTAAAATGCGCAGCGACATGCGTGCCGGGCTAAACAATATTTCTTTGGATAAGAAAATTGCGCACCTGCAAAAGGCTGGTTATATTATTAAGCAGGAAATGAAATGGGCGGAAAAAGGGAATACGCAACACGAATAAAACCAATATAAAAATTATTAAGATGGAAAATATATCCTCCATAAAACATCCGGACTATGGATTTAATGTAGATGAAATTGCTTCCATCTTAATTCAAAAGAAAGGGCAGGATGGTGCATTATTATTTTGCGATGAATTGATTGCTAAAAAAAATGAGGAGATTAAAGAATTGATGTTAGATAGCAGTATCTTGGTAACGTCCTTGCTAAATAAAATATATTTCTATAGCCTGGTTAGAAATAGGGTGGAAAAAGGATTTGAATAAATAAATTTCTAATATATTGTAACCATTATCCTTTTTGGTATAGTTATTGCATGAAAGTTAATGGTTTTTAACAGTCAGCCAAATTACTATTTATTATCACCCCAAATTAGTAAGCTATGCCAATAATGCATATACTTTTAATCTCATTTCCAAGTTGTAACAATCCAATATATTACCTTAAAAAAAGTATATAAATCCCTTATTATATTATATAAGCGGTTTGTTTTTTACTTTTTTATTTAGTCTTGCAAATCTATTTAATATAATCGCAATCAATAGCAGCCATTATAACTATCCAATGGTATACGCATTCAAACAAAATATAGACCCCTATCCCAGCAATTGCTTGTTTGATTTAAAGCTAATAGTATTGAATGTTTTAGCCTCAGTAAAAAAAATATTTAGTGATACAACCTTACTCTCTGGATTTATTGATTATGTAAACAAAGACCTTAATAGGCTGCGCAATAGGGTTGAATTTATAAAAAGTATAATCCCCCAAATCCAGAAGGAAGAACTTGCAAATGATTACATAACTATTGAAAAGGCAATAAAAAAATTCAATAAAATTTACGCCTCTTTCGAGAAGTCCAATTTTTTTGATAATGAAGAAAATAAAAAATTATCACAAGGTATTTTGGAAGATTTGTACAGTGTAGAAAACCATTTAAGACATATCCTTTTTAATGAAAATCCAATTCCTGCTTCAGATAAAGAATTGCATAGAATTGCATCCATAATTTCTTTTAAGTCATTATCAAAGCATTCAAAACCATATGCCATATAATCAAAGAGATGTTGTTTATTTAACTGATCCGGTAAGCTCGCCTAAAGGGCAAAAAATTACTCATCCGGTTTTAATTATCAGTAAAAATAAATCAAGTGGGTACGAAAACCATTATACTGGTGTAATGCTATCGTCAACACTGCATAAAGACCGGTATACATTTTCTTGTGACGATACTATGTTTGAAGGAAGTTTAAAGCCCAATTCTCAAATACGTACTTATTTAATTTATTCATTTCATGAATCGGACATAAATATGGTATGCAACAAAATGAAACCTTTTCATTTTAAATTGCTGCTTGAGGAAATTAAAAATACCATATTTATATTTGAATAGCTTTAAAATACATCAAAACCAATCCTAAGGGATTAATGTAAACCCTGTTATGCATAGCATGATGGGGTTTTCTATAGACAGTTGAATAATATTCCCCCGCACAAGAGTGCGACGCAAGTAAAGCTCCAACCCCATTCCCCTGCCCGGCAAAAAAATAATCTTCAATTTCTGCTATCCGCACAATTGTAAAATCGGTTTACACTGTCCTTTACCCGCCCGTATATGAAAGGTATTTTGCATGTGCAATGATACCGGAAACAATTACACTAAAACAAATGGTGCAGGCGATGGATACGGGCCAAACTTTTAGTATTGGCTTTAGAACCTGCAATACCCAATTGAATACAGGTGGCGAGTGGCTGGAATATAAGGAAGCTTACAAAGAAAAAGCCCCCACCCATAATGGTATTGCCAGCGGCGGCCCCATGGAAACCAGCCGCCATAAACGTAACCCCAAACATTGGCAAAACAGTACCCGCAACATAACCATACTGCCCGATGGCAATTTGGTTAAAATTCATTTGCGGCTGGTGCGCCGCTTTAACAATAAAGTAGTAATGTAAATGAGTAATAACGTAATTATAAAAGACGGTATTGGTTATGGTGTTACTACCAAAGCGGCCTTCTATACAGATGCAGTAACCGATAAAAAGAAATTTACCACCGGCAAACCTGGTCCTGAACTAATTAGCAGCGAATGGAGCTTATGGGGCGATAACAATATGGAGCCCATTGCCATTGCCGATGATATTAAACATTGCGGCGTACTAAGTGCAGCGGTACAAACCGAAAGCCGACTTGCCATGGGCCGTGGCATTGATGCTTACCTGCTGATGGATAAGGATGTAGATGGCACTGAACATTTGGAATGGGTTAGTGATAGTGAGATAAATGATTTTCTGGAAGCCAACGACAGCTTTACGCATGGCTATCTAAACCATTATAATATGCTGGGCTATGGCTGGGGAGCCACACAGTTAATGTTAAACGGTGCCCGTAACCGCATTAACCGCATTAAAGCCACAGATATTGCCATGGCCAGGCTGCAAAAGAAAGATACCAGTGGCAATATAAATAATATGTACCTGTGTGGCGATTGGAGTTTAGCCCCTACCACTGCAGATGGCGATAAGGTTAAAAAAGTGCCATTGCTGATAGAAGGCTATGAGCATGATCAACTGGTACAATCGGGCAGTGGCTATGAGTTTGCCATGTTACACCGCATTTTAATTAATGGCCATAACTACTACCCTCAACCCCTGCACCGCAGCGCCAAAGCCTGGGTAGATATTACCCGCAGCGTACCGAGTATTAAAAACGCCATTAACAAAAACCAGATGACGGTTAAATACCTCATCATAGTATCGGAAACCTATTTTAAAAGGGTACACCGCAAATGGGATAGTTATAGTCCGGAAAAGCGGCAGGAAATAATTGATACCAAGTACAACGAGGTAAACGAATTTTTGATGGGCGAGGAAAAAAGCGGCAAAAGTATAATGGCCGGCCGCTACTATGATGTATTAAGCCAAAGCATGGTAGATGATATTACCATTACCGTATTAGACGATAAAATGAAGGATGGCAAAATGCTGCCAGATAGTGCAGCTGCCGATAAACAGATATTATTCAGCATGTTTTTTAACCCTGCAATTTGGGGTGGTAACTTATTAGGGGATGGTGCCAGCGGTGGTGCAGGTAGTGGCAGCGATATTCGCGAAGCCACTCTTGTACTGCTCATGCTGCTTAATCCAGAAAGGCAAAACAACCTGAAGGTGTATAACCTGATTAAACGTTTTAACAGCTGGGACACCCGTTTGCAAACATCCAGACAAATATTCCCGGTTAGTGGTACAGGTGCAGCCCGAACCATAACCCCAAGGCTGGTATTCAGGTACAGCAGCAGCGTCTTAACCACATTAGACACAGGCGGTAGCACACAGCCATTAACTATATAACCATGGCATTAATTACAGACATAAATACAGTTAGGGCCAACGGCGTAAAGGTTATGTTTATTAATAACGACAGTCAGTTGGCCGATATGGAAGCCGGTGAGCTGCGTTTTATTGAACCAGTATTGGGCAGTAACCTGTACAACCGTTTGGTGGCAACCCCTACCAATGCCACATTTACCACCCTGCTAAAAAAAGTACGGGCAGCATTGGCGCCTTTGGCTTACTGGCTTGATTTGCCCAATATTCAAAGCCAAATAACCGACCGTGGTGCAGGTACATTTAGCAGCGATAATATGCAACCCCTGCACCATTGGGAGTTTGAAGCCCTGCGGGATGCACTGGAAGATAAGGGCTGCTTTGCGCTGGAAAACCTGTTGGCATATTTATATGCCAATACTAGCACACTCAACTGGCAAATGCCCGGAAAGTTTGATATTATTTTTAAAACAGGTGAGGAGTTTAGCAATTACTATGTGTTAGAGCAGCCGCACCGCTGCTTCAAAGATTTACGCCCCTGGATAAAGCAGGTAGAAAACATGTACCTAAAGCCCACCATTGGCGATGATTTTTATACGGAGTTAAAAAACAAAACTGCCCCCACTGAAGAGGATAAAATTGCCATTGAATTAATAAAAAATGCAGTGGCCAATTACACCATAAAAACCGCAGTAGAAAAAATGCCAGTTAAGCTAAGCAGCAACGGTTTTTATACAAGATTGGGCAGTGGCGGCACCAGTAATTTGGTTAAGCCAGATGAGAAACAAAGCGACAATAGCGACAGGTTAATGATTCGTGATAGTGCGGAAAAAGATGGTGATCGATACCTGTTAAGGCTAAAAGAATACCTGGACACAAATGCAAGCGATACCATTTTTGCCAGCTACAAAACAAGCAGCTATTATGTGGCACCTGTTGATCCAAGTTTGGTAGTAAACCCAAACACCACCAGGGGTGGCATATATGGTTTTTAGCCAGGCAGAAGAATAAATGTTAGGCTTTACTTGCGTCGCACACTTGTACTATAACAAATAACTCAACCATAAAAAATTACCATAACCAAAGCCCAAAAATTCACGTATGGACAATGTAACAGGCACCGCCATTTCAGAAGCTTTTAAATACGATTTCCTCATTGGTATTTTAACCGTGCTGCTCTTCCTATGTATTGTAGGCATGGTAATGATGTGGAAATATATGACCAACAGCTTTACCAAAGTAGTTGGGGAATTTAATCAAAGCCTTAGCGAGTTCACCGGCATGCTGCACGAAATAAAAGGATCTATTAACTCAAGAAAATAATTATGACCAAAGAAGCATTTATACAAGCCTACCTGCCACATGCTGTACAAACACAGCAAAAAACCGGTATTAGTGCCATTGCCATTTTAGTACAGGCAGCATGGGAAAGTGGCTGGGGCAAATTTGCACCAGGTAATATGTTTTTTGGCGTAAAAGATACCGATGGCATAAATGGCAATGAGCAGCTATTAACTACAACAGAATATAGCAGCCGGGTAGATGCCAAATTTGCCAATATTATTAAAGTAGAACCAGTGGTAAGAAATGGCAAAAAGCTATACAAGTATACCATCAAAGCCTATTTTAGAAAGTATGCTACACCAGAGGAATGCTTTACCGATCATGCCAATTTTATTATTAACAATCCACGCTACGCAAAAGCATTGGCAGTAAAAGCAAACCCTGTACAATTTATTGAAGCCATTGCTGCAGCCGGTTATGCAACAGATCCTAATTACGCCACCAATTTAAAACAGCTGATTGCCAGCGTTGAAAAAATTATACAAACCCAAACCAATCAACCTTAAACATTCAACCCTAAACCCTTTTAATTATGTGGGACAGATTAAGTAAAGTAATGGTACAAAATGCAATAGCCGTAATAGTTATTATCGGCTGTCTGGTAATAGTTGTAATTGGCTGCTACCACGAGTACCCAAAAGAAAACCAACAGGTAATAAACAAGTTTTTCGATATGTGCCTGGTGGGCGTTATCGGATGGCTTTTTACCCAAAGCAAAACAAAAAATCAATCATGATACAATTAAGTAACCACAAGCATTTTTTTACTACTGCAGCAGTGTACACTATTTTTTTAATAGTGGTTACCGTAATTCTGCTGGTAGATAGCTGCCATCATATTGAGATGGCCAAGGATGATGCGCAGATAGAAAAAATAAAAGAAACACCTGTTACCCGCTACACCGATGTAAACGGCAATCATCATGCAGAAAAACAGGTAGTGGTGGCAGATATTACCACCGTTAAAGCGCATTACCAGGCTATTATTGATAGCCTGTTGGGGGTTATACGTACCAAACCAAAAAACATTAAAGCCATTATAAAAGCCGGCACCATTACACAGGGAACTTTTACCCCTGAATTTGATTACGGACAAAGCGATATTGGTAAACCATTCAGTGATCATACCATGACACTGGAAGCTTTAATTCCAAAAACAGATTCCAATAAACGGGAGTACACCATGCCTATTGATGCATGGAAAGGCAACACCACCCCGTTGTATATTGATACGGATACCACGTTATCTATCCATTTTGAAGATAAATGGCTTACCATTAATGGCAGTTTAACAGATAAGCCCTGGACGTATAGCATACGTGATAGCCTAACTTTTGTAAGCTACTATAAAAAGAAAGGGCTGTTTAAAAAACAGTTGGTATTAAACGCCTACAGCGCCAACCCCAATACCACCATCACCGGGTTAACGGCCATTGATATTGCCCAGCCCAAACCCAAACGCTTTGGCATTGGATTACAGGCAGGCTATTACTATACAGGCAAAGCATTTGTACCAGCGGCCGGCATTGGCATCACTTATAATATCATCAGGTTTTGATTGAACTGAAATACGATAAAACAAAAACCATACTGCTTGCGGAAAAAGATGATTTAACCAGCAAGCAGTTTATTGCATTGGCCGATGTGCTAAATGCCCAATACAATGATATTGCCATATCGCTGGATAAAGCTTTGTTTGCGCTTTACAGCAAAAGCCTGCTGCGTTTTCTGCTTACCCCGCCTGATATTCGCCAGCGCTGCTATGAACATATTGGATGGGTATTTGAAAAGCTAAGCATCACCAAACAGTTAATACCACAGTACCGGCACAGGTTTACCACGCTCTACGGTCCGGCAAGTGATTTTGATAATTTAAGGCTTAGTGAATTTCACCATAGCGAACATGCTTACCATAAAATAATCCATTCTGAAACAATGGAAGATGAACTGGAAGCATTGAACGAACTGGTGGCCGTTCTTTACCGAGAACCCAAACCCAATTATGATGTACAACGGAATAGCGATGGCGATTGCCGTAAACCATTTAAACCGGCTGATACCGATTACTATATAAAAAAAGTAGCCCGCTGGCCCCTGGTTGTAAAGCAGGCCATACTTATTTGGTACGACAGCTGCCGCGAAGATCTTCGGGATAGTTACCCTGAAGCATTTAAAAGTAGTGGAACAGAAACCACCGGAGATTATTATGAAGGTTTATTCGGATTAATCAGAAGCCTAAGCGGTAACAAGTATGGCACTTTTCAGGATACAGAAAACCTATTTGTACACAATGCCTTTATGGAAATAGTGGCCAGTATTGAAGAGGAAGAAAAACTAAAACGCATGTATGGCAAACAACAATAATTACGGTTTATCCGGGTTGGGTTTTATAACACCCAACAGCGGCAGTTTTTTAGCATTAGCGCCAAGTGTAAAAAGCTGGCGTTTTCGTTTTAGCTGGGCTGATATTGAAACGGCTGAGGATGTATTTGATTTCACGTACATGCAGCAGCAGTTTGAATATGCCACGCAAAACAACTGGCCAATTTGGTTTAGTGTTACAGTGGGGCCCATTGCCAATACACCAGCCTATTTATTAACAGCACCATACAATGTACCTGTAGTAGAAACTACTTCAGGCGAATACCCGTATTACCTAAACAGCGATTTTATTGCCCGTTACGATAATATGCTGGCGCAGGTTAGCCTGTTTTTGCAAAGCCTGCCAGATAATATAAAAAACAATATTGTTCGCTGGCAAGCCAGCGAAGGAAAAACCGGTGATACAGACCCTTACGCAGGTACCATCACCAATGCCTATATTGATGGTGCACCAGTTGGCGATGCCAGCGTGTATGAAATTCTGGATGAAGACTGGCAAAACCGTAAGCGGGATATTTGGTATAATTTAAACCTTAACCTGGCAGCCAATTTACCCGGCATACAATTGCTGATAAACCCAGGTAACGATTTGCAAAATCTTGCCTATGTAAATAACAATTACCCCAATGCCAATATAAAAACCGGAGACCCAACACATAGCTATGGCATACCGTTTGAAAAATACCTAACCACTTATCTGCAACCATTTAGAGAAGGCGCAGGCGAAACCAAACGCATTGGTGGCGAGTTTGAACAAACATTAGGGCTTGCATGGTTTCAGGAATCGTATAAGCAAAACCTGTTTGCATTATTGTGCAGCGCCTTACACCAGGGTATTGATATTGTAAACATTGCAGCGGGCAATAGTTATACTATGTTGGGTAATGATGGCAGTGCCTACGAGTTTTTTAATAAACATGCCGGCATACGCAGCGCCGCCGATGGGCTGGGCTTTTGTGCCTTTAGGCAGGTGATTGATGTGAATGATGCTACTACCTATGGCATTGAATACGGGGTAATTATTGACCCTGCATTAACCGCCAATTTTACTGCAGCCATTGATAATATCATAGCACAAGGCTACCCAGCTGAGCAGGAGCAGTTTTATATTACCAATAAAACCATTGAGTATTTAAACCCTGCCCGTATAGCTGCACTAAGGGCAGCCTACCCCGATGCGGCATATCATACCATTAGTAATGATGCTGATCAGGATGCATATAATCAGGATTTTGGTGTAGACATGATACCCGGTAACTATTGCCGCTACCTTACGCAATACGATGCAGAGGGAACCAGTAAAGGTTATTGGCGTGTAGGCCCAACGGGTGGTTATCTTGGCCGCTTTGCCCGTGGCTTTGATGTGGTTAATGAGAAAACCGCCATTTTCCTAATAGCAGATACGGATTTGGTGAGTAGTAATTTTTATACCGTAACCATTCAGGTGGCGGTTTTTGATGATGGCAATAATATTTGGGAACTCCGCTATTTTAATGGCAATGCACAGGCAGTTGCCGCCACCATGACCAATACCAATACCGGTGAATGGTTAATACATAGCTTTACGATAACGGATTTTTATGGTGGTAACCAGTTAACCAATGGTGCAGATATTATTTTAACTGATGCCAGCGGCCACAATACCATATTTGGTTTTGTAGAACTGCAGGTGCAGCAGCAAAATATTCCCACCAATACAGTGCCCGATGGTGCCTACAAAAAACGCAGCGACTATTTTAAAAACATAGCCAACAGTAGCCGGGTAGTTGCGCATAACAGGCCGGTGAGTGTGGGCAGCACCGATTTGCGTAAAAGCTTCCACCGCATAAATGATGAAGATGAACTGAATGCAGCCTGTGCCAATTGGGCGCATTTCCCCTGCGTGGTGCATTTAGATTATAGCATGCGGTTTAAAGAAACCGGCAGTTTCCCCGGTAACCGGTTGGTAAATGATAGCCTGATGTTTTTGGCAAAGATTGACATGGATGCCTACGCCAATAACCTGGCAGATGGCATTGAAGCCGCCTATAACGAAGCAGAGCGGGCAATGAATTTGTATATCAGCTTTATGGAAAATGATTATGAAACCAATGGCAGCTGTGGCGGGCTATTTTATTTTGATGAGGGCAAAATTACCGTTAGTAAGATTGGTCCGGTAAACGATAACCTGTTTGGCTGGGTATTGCAAATGCAGGACGAAGCCCCGGCAAAGGAATTGCTATACAATGATGAAGATTGGTATTAATGCATTATTAGCCCGGCAGGGGAATAACCATGAAGCTTTACTTGCGTCGCACTCTTGTACGGTTTGATTATAAATGAGCAAATAGTAAAAATTGGCAAAAATTAAATCATTAAAAAATGGAAAAACCAAAAAATTGCACCGATGTAAAATGTATGCAATTGGGTTGCAAAAACGGAGCATCACATAAAGTTGGTGAGCAAAATATTTGGGACAAAGAAACTGAAAGTGAACAGCACGAACAGTTTAATCAAAGGCATGAATTGACAACTTATTTGTGCGACGAACATTTTAATAAGTTGATGGAAAGGGAAGAATATTATGGAGATGTATTAAAATACAAATCACCAGATTCATCATTAGATGGATGCCCATTTAATTATTGTGATAGCAACCCGAAATGTGAAGGCAAATGCAGGTATGCTTAATTTATTCTTTCGCCAGAAATTTAGCAAATACACCTGTCCTATGCAATTGGCTGTAAAAAGCTGATTTTTAGGTGAACGCACAAGAGTGCGACGCAAGCAGGATGCCCTTTGATTATTGGTTTGGCTAAAAATATTTTTTATGACATTAGATGAACGCCCATATAGTTATTGCTATAGCAAAAATGAAATCAGGTACGTATTTACACTGGCTGATTTAAGCAGGGTTGATTTGTTGCTTCAGGTAAAAATTATGTATGCCGAAATGGGCAGTAGCAGCTTTACCGAACTGATTACCCTGCCATTGATACCCAATGCAGATGGTAAGATTTATTTTTATCTGCAGTCGTACTTAAACAGCCTGGTAAATGCAGTATCGCCCATACCTGCCACCACTATTACCAATGCCAACGATAGTTGTCGACAGTTTTATATTGAATACCGCGAAGTAGATGCCGATAATTTGGACAGGGAATTTGTTACCACTGAAAGTGATCATGTTTGTGTGGTGATTAAGGGCGGCATTGAGTATCATAAAAGCAGCCGCAACAATATTTTTATCAACTATATTGAAAGCGATAAACCCTTTTTAACCTGGCAACCCACCAACCGCTTTATTTATGCAAATGAATTGGTATACCTGAGTTTTTTAAATTTTGATGAAGCCGGCTTTATTGTAAAAATTGATATGGTGGGCGTTAGCGGTGCAGCAACGAGTTACTCATTAAACTACAATGAGGAAACGGGCTTTTTGTATCACTTGTTTTTACAGCCTTATGATTTGGAATTGGAAAGCCTGCTGGGTGAGCCCATTTATTATTTTAATGTAACCATTACCGATGTAGCAGGCACCACCGATAAAGTAAATGCTTACCGCTTTTATATTGAGTACCGCCCGGTATATGATAGTTATGATTTGGTGTATACCAACAGCCTTGGCGGCGCCGATGGAGTGCGGGTAATGGGCGAAACCAATATTAATTACGAAAAAAGCAGCGATGCGGTTAATACCGGCATTGATGTAAATGAATGGAACAGTAACCGCAGAAAAGCCAAAAACAGCACCACCAATATTCTGCTACAGCGTAACTACAAAGGTGATATTGGTCTGATACGTACCAAGGAACAGCAGGAAGCTTTTATGGATATACTGGCCAGCAAAAATATAAACATGGTTATTGATACCCGTATGATTCCGGTAAATAGTATACAGAAGGGGCAGCAATTGGGCAACCGGCTGGATGATCTGTTTAGTTTTCCGCTGGAATGGCAGTTGGCCGAGCAGAACGAGGTATTTACCCCGAGTTATAAAACATTTGGTTTAGGTAGCCTATAAAACTACAGACGCATGTACAAAATAAAGTACCAAAATGAATTTTTTGATATTGCCCCTGATGAGAGCATAGAGATTGAAAGGAAAAGCCCTTTGTTTATTGTGGATGATATTATTATGGAGAATAGTACACCCATCAGTTTCGTTTACACCGATAAGAACTGCCGTTTATTGGGGCAGTATTTTTTTGATATTACGGTTAAAGCAATTAAGAAAATTGCCGTTGAGCTTTACGATGATGATAGTTTTGACAGCAATTGCACCCTGGTAGTTGAGAGTGCCGGCATGGACAGAATGTTTAATGAAAAAAGCAGTGCCAGCGGTTATTTGCTAATTGGCATCAGCAATTTTTACAGTACTATACAAAACAAAAAACTTACTGAACTTTTTTTAGATGGTGCCCGCAGCTTTACGTTTACCACATGGGATGCAGCGGATAGCAGTGGCGGCTTTATGCAGCATTTTCAGGATACATGGGATGGTACTTATGATTATGTAATTGCCCCATGCCGTAATGAGTTTTGGAATGGCATTACTGATGATGTGTACAGCAGCGGTTACATGAATGAAATTGATGAAAATGGTAATCTGAAAGCCGAACAGGATATTGTGCCATTTATAAAACTGGCTTATGTGCTGGAAAAGATTTTTACTGAAAATAACTGGCAGGTAGATTTTACCGGTCTAAATGATACGCAATGGCAAAAGCTGCTATTGTTTTGCGTTAAAGCCATTATTACCAGAACCAGCAGTTATGATATATTTAGCCCTACAGTAGTAACCTCCATACCAGTAGACTCATTAAGTTTTACGCTGAATAATTTTATGCCTGCGGATTACACCTGCAGTGATTTTATTGTGCAGATATGCAAACGCTATGCATGGGTGCCCATTTTTGATATTAATACCAACAGCTGCCGGTTTATTGCTTTAAAAGAAATGAAGAATAAACCGCGTAAGGACTGGACAAGATATGCCCTTTCTACCATTGAAAGCACAGTAAACGGTGAGGCGGTTGTTTTTGGTTTTAAAAACAATTTTGACGGCAACGACAATTTTGTGAGCAGTCCGGATTTTGAAAACTGGAACATTGGCAGTGCGGTATACTCCAAAGCAGATCTACCAGATATTTACGGCTTTACCGGTTTTGACAGTGTGCAGGATAATACATTGGTATACGTGTTTGCAGAAAATAAATATTACCATGTGGTTTATGAAAGTGGTAGCCGCCAATGGGTGGTTTTTGCCGATAATATTTACGATGAAACCAAAGACACAGTAACCAACAGCTTTGAAACCAAGTGCACTACCCTGCCTGTTTACAATACTTTATACCGCACCTTAAGCGGTATTGATTATTATGCATTACTGCCTTATTGCGAGCAGAGCCGTTATGAGAAAGCCGGTTTAAGAACCCTGCTTTATCATGGCATGGTAGATGAAACCAAATTGGATGGTACTGCAGGCCCCAAGCAATACCCATACATGAGCAGTATACATATACCGCCCACGGGCACACCTGCATTAACCTGGAGCAATGTGTACCGCCATAAATATGGCGATGATGATTTTGGGTTAATTAAATATTGGTGGCAGGATTGGATGAACATGATAAGCGGCCCCGAAGATGCTGCCAAACAGCAGTTTTTATTACCAGCCTACGAGCTGGCAAAATTCCAATGGGATGATAAGGTATTGGTAAACAATGTTGAGTACCTGTTTAGAAGCTATGTAAAAAAGCCCATGCAGGATGGCCATGTTTTAATTGAAGCCACTATGCAACGACTGGTATATGGCCAGCAGATTGAAGTGCCTGTTGAGGGTGGCGGTACCATTTACCTGCGACTTGAAGTAGAAATACTAGGCACTGAGCAAACCTTTGATTATTATAGCGGCGGTAACCATACCTATTACACCCATGTTACCAATGCAAATGTATTTGTGCGTGGATATATCGATGCAGCGTGCACCGTAAGGATAAGCCTAACCAACCTGTTATTTAAATACAGGGTTGTTACTACATTGGGCGGTGGATTGTACACATCTGTAAATAGCACCTATTTGCTAAATGGTTATGAGGTAAATATTATACCTGGTATGTTTAGGTTTATTGATTATACCGTGGTGTATACCTGGACGAGTGGCAGCCCGCCACCCAATGGCCATTATGTAATTACTTATGAATTAATTGCGGATGCGGCATATACAATTATACTGTAAGTAGTATATTTGTACTGCCCACGTTACTTATTGCATATACGATCTATAACCTCTCCTGGAGATGAACTTCCGGGTTGAGGTAATTCCGGCTGTAAAAGGTTATGGAATTCGTTGCGTGAGTAGCGTGGGCGCCTCAACCTCTTTTTTATGAGTGAAAATACTACGCCCCCAGCGCCTACCCCACAGCTTAACGCATTAAATGTTTTCTGCAGTTTGTATGCACCCGCTTCAGAAAATAATTTTACCGACACATTTACGAGTTTAGCCATTCAACATATGGTAGAAAAGCATACCGGTATTGATTTAATGCTTATGGAATTGCATGAAATGATGCAACAAATGCATTATGAATATCTTATGATTGATGATGAATTTGTATGGATAGTAAAAAGAGATGAGGCCGCGTGATAAATCACGGGGTGCGTGATTTATCACAGGAAAAATGGCGTGATAAATCACGTTGTTTTGTATTTAACTGATTAATATTTTTGCAAAACAGATTACCATTTACCCGATTGATAACAATAAACCTAACCTTATGCCTAACCTTAATATTGGCTTGTGGAGTGCTGTTTTTTTGGCATTAATAATTTTTGTATGTGGAATTATTTTGGGTTGCATGATAATATCTATGTACAACGATCATGTAAGGAAACGGGATTTAAAAGAGTTGGAAGACAAATTATAAACACATTTACTTGGGGCATAGTTATAGATAGCCCGGGTATTTTAATACAAGGGCGTTATTTAAAAATTTGGTTTCTGCTTTCTGTCATAGATGGTTTTTTGAGGTTAAGCCCATGCATTGGTTATGCGTGGGCTTTTTTGTACCGTGCAGTATGATGCGCATGGGGCTTTACTTGTGTCTCACTCTTAGGCTGGGGTAACAATACTCAGCTATTAATGAATAAGTTTTTATTATCTTAACACTTTAAAAAATACAAATGAAACAAGTTTTATTCACGATTAGTTTTTTGGTTATTGTAAGTTGCTCGATTGCGCAGGTAAAAAAAAGTGATTTTAAAGGTTTATTAAGTGCACATTGTACAAAGGCAAGGTTAGAATATGATTTATCAATTGAGGTAGAGGATGTAGATGATATGGCAGTAACCAGTAACTTTTATATGGTAACTTTCCCATTGTTGGTTGATTCTACATCAAACCCAATTATTAAGAAAAACAGTGCGGCAATAAAGAAGTTTATGAAAAATTTAGTTTTTTTTGGTGATTCAAAGGAAGGGTATTTTCTTTCTGACCATAATAAATTGCCATTTATAGTTTTGAAGAAAGAAACGGGAGAAAGTGTATTGATTTTAAATGCTTTGAAGTCGGATGATATTCTAAATACACTAAAATTAACTGCTAAAGAACGTGCTGCAAAAGAAGCTGAAGCATGGATTTTACCTGCATTAAATGAAATTCCTGATGATTTGGACAAATTAGGTCTCAAAACAATTGGCATTAATATAGTATATGCATCCAAGGATTTTAGTGATGATTCTTATGGAGCAACAAAAGCTGAAAATCTGGTAGTATTGGCCCCTATTATTCAGGTAAAAAAATACAAGAACGGTGATATTACTGAAAACCAATTATTGAAATTATCAGAAGCTTATATGTGCAGCAGAGAAGTTGGTAATGAATTAAAGAAAATTGATTTAGTCATTCAATAAATATTTTTATTTTTAAGTGAACAACAGGCCTGTGTATTTTGATGCATGGGCCTTTTTTGTTGCCCTAAGTTATGGTGTACAAGAGTGCGACGCAAGCGGTGTTTAATGGGTGTGCGGTCGTTTGGCCAATACTGTCCTTTGCCGTTGGGTTTACTGTGCGGACATTGCGGTATGGAAATGATTGAACGCTGGTTGAAGGGCAGCAGAAATTTTATCATCGGCAAAACGCTATACCTGCGCTATGGGCAGGATGGTGCATTGAAAAAAGCCCTAACGGGTGCGGAAACCCCTGCCTTAAAAGTTAAGTTATTGCAAGCCATGCAAGCCCTTTGTGCTGCTGGTGAAAAAACCCCTGCCCCAACTACCGATAAGGGCGAGAAGATGCCCGATGCCCCCAACGATAGCATTTTACAGAGTATAACTGAAGATTGGAAAGCGAAGTATGCAAAAATGAAGTATCTGCAGTATGAGTTGGATAAATACGGTAGCGATAACAGCGATGCTACCAGGAGCACTTGCCATGAAATTTGCAAGCAAATTCTGGCACTTGAAAAAGAGATTAACGCACTGTGGGATAAACGGGATTACTACATTGAAAACGGAACTGTACCAGATGTTAAAACCGATGATTTTACCATTCCTGAAGACCCGTTTAAGCATGCCAAGCTAATTGATAATTTGACCAAATATGTACGGCGTTACAGGTTGATTTGCAGCAAAGAGCCGGGCAATAGCAATGCGGCCGCATTGTTGAAGAAATACCAGGATCAATTAAATATATGCCATGGCAAGAAGGATTGATTTTAATCTGTTTGCCAAACCGGCAGCAGCTACCAATAGCAGCAGCATTATGCCCGAGCAGCTAACTACGGTTATGAGTGATAGCCTTAAACTGGCTGATACCATTAACAATATTGCCCCGGGCTGCTGTGCATTTTGGGTGAGTGATGGAGAATGGAGCATGCACCAAATGCTTATGGCTATTTTGGATAAGACCGGCCCTGCCGAAGTGTACATGAGCACCTATGCCATGAGTGAAACACCGGCACGTATAATTGCTCAACTGGTGGATGAAAAGGTTATTATCGATTTGTATTGTGTGCTGGATAACCGGGTAGATGTACGCACTGCCGGCAGTTTGCAAATTATTAAAGCCATGGCCACTAAATACGCGATGGTGGATACGCATGCAAAAGTTACCGTTATTATAAATGCCCAATGGAAAATTGCTGTAGTTGGCAGTGCCAATTATACAGAGAATAAACGCTATGAAAGTGGTGTAGTGGTTTGCGATGATGCGATTGCAGACCAACAGATTAAATGGATTAAACAAGCATTAGCCGATGGAAGATCTTAACCTTTTGGATGCCATTAAACGTTTAAGCGCTGCGGGGTATACTCCGGAGCAAACTGCATTTAGGCTTGGGCTGGATAAAGATGATTTTAACAGAAGGCTTTCGGTTGGTGAAGACGAATGGAGTGTGGCCTATTTTACCGGGTTTAATAGCATTGAACTGGTAATAAGGGAGAGCGTATTTAATTTGGCGGCAAGCGGTAGCAGTCCGGCACAAACATTAGCAGTAAAAATTTTAGAAGATACCCGTAAAACCTTACGTAAAGATGGAATTGGCGAAAACGAGATTTAGTGATACCAACAGGGATGATATTGTTCGCTATCTGGAAGCAGGCGGCAACAATAATACCGAAGGTTTGATATTGAGTGATAAGCAAATGGAGCTTTACCATCGCTGGCAGTTTGCTGCTGAAAAAATACGGGAGCAAAAATATAAGCGGGAACAAATTTCCCAATTTATTATTGGTGCTTATGGTGTTAGTCGTGATACTGCTTACCGGGATATTGTAAATGCTGAATATGTATTTGCTGCCAGTTACCCGTTGAATAAGCAATTCCTGATCCAGAACAGAATTGAGTTTTTGCAGAAGAAAATTAATGATGCTTTTATTGATAAAGATTATGCCAGTGCTGCCAAACTGGAAAAGGAATTGCGGGAGTATATTGATATGTACCCTGAGAGTAAGCCGATAAGGGCGCCTAAAACCATCAACTTTATTATACAGAATAATTTAATTGTTACTCAATTAACTGCAGACCAAGCTTTTGCTGAAGCAGAAGTGGTAATTAAAGAATTGGAGGGCAAAGATGAATTCTGATAGTATTGAAGTAACCCTTCATGATAGCCAGGCATTAATACAAATTATTAATGCCAACGTTACTTATGCTGCATGGCAAAGGGGTGGCGGTAAAACAGGTGGTGGTATGGGCCCACGCATACAACGGTTAAGTGAAGTGATGCCACGCAGCCAGATTCTTTTATTTAGCGATACATATAAACGATTGAAGGAAAGGATTGTGCCCAATATTATTTTCTTTCTGGAAAAGAAGTTTGGATGGGTAGAAGGTATTGACTATGTAAAATACAAACGCCCTCCGGAGCATTGGGCAAAGCCATTGATACCATTGGATATATTTGAAAATGTTATCAGCTGCAGTAATGGATGTGCATTTTGTTTGGTTAGCCTGGCAGTTGAAGGTAGCGGCAATGCCTTTAATGCACAGGCGGCAATTGGTGATGAGGTTAAGTATTGCGATGAAGATAAAATAAACAGTGAGGTATTGCCGGCATTGCGTGGTGCAGAAGAATATTTTGGTCATTTGCCTGAGTACCTGAGTGTATGGATGTTTACGGATAAGTACGGCCCGAAAGTAAAATGGTTTTTGCGCAAGAAAAAGCTGATGAACGAGAAGGCTGTTGAAATGGTATATGTGATGCAGATGCAGATTCTTTTATGGAAACAGGAGATGCAGCAATATACCAGCACCAAAACGATCTATGAGTATAAAAATAAAATAGATGCTTACGAGGATAAGCTGAGGCGACTTAGAAAGAACCTGGTTTACTTTAGTGATATGAAACCCTTTGAGAACAAAGCCACGCTGGGTGAGTTCTTTTTTAAACGTGCCAGGCGAATATCGAGAAGTGAGTATGAGTTTAATGTATCGTTCCTCAACCATGATCCTGATAAGGTAGAGCATGCTTACTACCCTACTTTTACCAAATTAAATAAGTACAAGAGTACCAATGATTATAACCCAACCCTACCCTTTATTGGGGCAATGGATTACAATTTCAGGATTAGTCCGTTACCTGTAGCGCAGGTAAGTAAACTACCTAACTCAATTTTTGAAACGGTAAACGTGATTGATTATATCTGGGAGCTGGCGCCCAATGGAATTGAAGATACAGTAAAGGGGTTTTGTGAGAAGTACAAGCATCACCAGAATAAAGAATTCCATTACGTGTATGATCATACGGCCATAGGTAGGTCGCCAAGTAAAACAACCTTCCGCGATATATTTATAAATGCGTTCCCCGATGATTGGGATGTGATAGAACATCCGATAGGTAAAGCACCGGAACATGATACTAAGTTTGACAATTTTAAAATATGGTTGGCCAAGAGTGGGCAACATGCGATAAGAGTTAATGAGCTTACGTGTGATACGTTGATAAAAGCGATAGAGCAAACGAAAGCAGAGATTCAAGGTAATGTTACAAAGAAGGATAAGAAGAGTGAGAAGAATCCAAACTTCCCAGCAGAAGAAAGTACGCATGGGCCAGATGCATTTGATACGATAGTGTGGTGGGTATTTGAGTTTGATGGAGTGCATACATTATCAGATGGCTCAGATTTTATGAAAACAAATTAGGGCGTTGCTCACCTTCGGATGAGCCGGGCTTTCCGTTCCAAGTCCTCGCTTCGCTGTGGGCTTTCCACTTCTATCCCTAACGCAAGCAACAATTCAAACGTTATTGCATAACGCTACAATTGTTGCAACAGCCAACGTTAAATAATCATCTCCCGCACTACACCTCACCCGGCATGCCTGGGTGAGGTTCCATTTGTTAGATGTTATTAAACTAATACAATAAGGACATCTTTTATCGCATTGCTATATTGCTTTTGTCCATTCATTCACTGCGTTCATTTCTGTCTCAAATCAACTCAACAATGCTAATAGTAACAGCACTTTGGTTTTCAACCAAACAGCTGTATAAGGGCGGTCTTATGCCTCAATACTTCGGCATAAGGGGGCTGTCCGCTCGTAAACTCGCTCATAAGGGGGGCTTTTCGCCATATAGCGCACCACGGAGCGTAATAGGGCGCACTGTGGAGCGCCATATATCTATGAAAGCCATTGTCCGCACACCTGAACTTTAGGACACGCCGTGCAACTCCGTTGGGGTTCAGACGAATTTTATTTAAAAATTCGCTGAAACACTTGATTTTATTGGGTTTCCTGTTTAAAAAATAATACAAAACTTTTTACCTTAAAGTTTGTATATATTAAAACCTTTTAGTAAATTAGTGTATTATTAAAACGGTGAGACACACCGCAAAAACTGTCCGATTTTTATGTCTATTATTAAAGACACTCCGACCAATGGCGCAACCAAAGATGTTAAGCCAGCAGCAGCCCCAAAACAAGAGCAACCAAAAGCCCCCGAGCAAAAGCCCGAACTAAGCAATTTTGGAGTGCCCGCCCCCGCTAAAACCCCGAGCATTGAAGACCGCATGAACAAATTTCACGCCCTTGGCAAATTGTTAGAACGCAGGGAAAAAATTAGTGATGCAGTTGACAGCCTTTCAGATTTTTACATTAGCCCTTCAGGGGATAGTTGCAACGTTCGCCTAACAGATAGCAAAGGCAAAACCTTTGCCATCTCACACCCTATTGTAATAGGCGAAATAGTGGCAATGGCTAAAGCCAAATTATTGGCTGAACTGGCTACCATCGATAACGATTTTAATTTTAATTTCTAACCAAACCCCCACCAATGCAGCTGCATAATGCAGCTGCATTTTTTTACCTCACTACAACTTTTTAATTAAAAATTTATGGCACACAATATTAACCGCAACGCAATTACAGGAATGGACAGCTTTTTTTCAGTTAAAGAAAAAGCTTGGCACGGATTAGGGCAAATAGTTGAAAACTACCCCACCAGCGCAGAGGCAATTAAATTGGCAGGACTGGATTACAACGTAGTTAAAAAAGACCTGTTTACAGATAGTCAAAAAGTACCCAACTTTTTTGCCACAGTTCGAGAAGACACCGCCCAAATTTTGGGCATAGTTGGCGCAAAGTACCAGGTGGTACAAAATGAAACTGCCTTTACATTTTTCGATAACCTGGTGAGCGATGGCAGCGGCATAAAATACGAAACTGCAGGAGCTTTGGGCAACGGTGAGCGCATCTTTATTACCGCTAAAATGCCCGATGTTATTCGCGTTGGTCGTAATGATGATATAGAAAAATACATTTTTCTTACTACTTCGCACGATGGCAGCGGCTCAATTATGGCAGCATTTACACCCATTCGCATAGTATGTAACAATACCTTAAACATGGCGCTAAGAAACCACAGCAATGCAGTATTTATAAAGCATACAGCCAACGCAGCTGAGAAGTTAACCGAAGCCGCCCGTATTATTGCAATATCTGATAATATTACCGACCAGCTAACCACCCTATTTAACAAATGGGCTAAAACCCGTATAACCGATGAGCAGTTAAAAAAATTGGTACAGCTTGCCATGGCACCAAACAAAGAAGTATTTCAGGCAATAGTAACAGAAAATGCTGCTTTCGAATTTAGCAGCCAGTTTGTTGATACCGTTGATGATGTATTAAGCTATGCATTTGCCAGCCCAACCCAACAAATGGAAACAACGGCAGGCACTTTGTTTGGCGCATACAACGCCATAACAGGCTATTATCAAAATGTGAAAGACTATAAAAATGCCGATGCAAAGCTAAATTCTATCCTGTATGGTACAGGGTTAGTCCGCACTAAAAAAGCCTTTGAAATATGCAGTAAATACAGCGATTTTTTGAACTAACCTGAAACCCACATATTAAGCTTTACTTGCGTCGCACACTTGTGCAGCACCAAAAAGCCCGGCATTGCCCGGGCTACTTTCTTTTTTACTGCGCTTCGCTCACTCCCTCATGCTTCAGTCGTTCGCTCAGCTTGTTAAAAGAAAGTAGCAAAGAAAAAAAGTTATTTTCAGAGGATAATAATTAATTGCAGCATACAAGATGCTGATTTTCTGCTAAAACAGCTAAACGAGTTAGAAATAATTATATATGATATTGATTACCCAAATGGCAAGTATGTGCTCTACATTAATTAAGAACAGTCGCGACATCTCTGCATCACTAATTGCTTCAATCTCATCAATTATTTTCTCTGATAGTACATAAGGATACAAGTATTTTTTAATGTTGTTGCGTACAACCCCTGTGCATTTGCTGATTGATTTTACTCGTTTTTAGGGGGTCAATTTGCACTGGCGGTAGGGGGTCAGTTTACGCTGGTATTAAGGGGTTAATTTGACTGGATTTTCTCCTGATGTTCTATCGACCGTGACTGTAAGCCATTATCCTTTTTGCGTTCCCGTGTCATTGTCTGTTTAGATTTGTGTAATATCTTCTTAAATTTTCTGTTTGAAATTTTCCACCTGACCCATTACTTGATCGAACACTTCATCATTGTGTTGCGGTGGATAACCATTATTTATCAAACAAAAGAATATTTTTTGATTCAAGTCTGCTTTTACATTGGTATTGTTAAGCCAGTCCGTAAACGATGATTGCACATCAATCAACTCTTTAATTTTTTGAGCTAAAACTTTACATTTATCGTTTATAATTAAACTACCCACCTTTTTATCTACACCAAACTCAAAGTTATACTTGTCTCGTAGATGCATAAGTATATCATAGAAAGCTTTTTCCTCAAAAGTTAACCCCAGTTTTCTAAAACTATCTTTGTCTTCTCCTAATTTTGAGAGTATATCCAATGCCTGTTGAGTGGCATTTCTGATAATTGAATTTACCGCCTCTGTTTGTGTTTCTGTGGCTTCTGAAGAAGATAAACTTTCCCTTCTATTGTGGTATTCATCAAGTGTTTTCTTAAGTAACTCTTCATATTTCTCAGCTGCTATTTTGTTTGTATCCTTGTACTCTTTAATCGATTTACGAAGCATCTTAATCAAGACTTCAAGTTTGGTAGCTGGTAATTTTATGTTTTCCAATTGTTCAACAAACTCTGGACTAAAAATGCTTTCTTCTACATCGGTTTGTAGAATACTTACAACAGAATTACATTTCAACGCCTCAGCAACCATTTTTTCAACGGCACTATTCATACTTTCTGTATCGTGTTTTTCACCAGAAGTTTTTCTGATATAAGATGCTACCGCCATAAGGCACTGCGATAACGAGAGTTGCTCATTAGTAAGCACATTTGATGGCTGACAAATGTCATATGCAGTTCTCAATCGCTTCACGTGAGCTAGGAAGAATGTCTTAACGCTAACGGTTTTGGGTTTTTCCCTTTCATTGCTAAGATTTAGCTGCTCTGTCAAAGTGATTATGTAGTCGGCAGCCGATGACAGGCACTCTAATCTATCCAAAGGACTCGTTTTTGGACCAGTAAATGGTGTGATGTCAAAACCGACAAATACTTCTTTGAGTATTTTCAACTCAATAATTAGAGCCTCTAAGGCTTGTTGAACATCATCTTCACTCGGGCCAAATGTTTCTCCTCCAAACTTACGCATTGCCTCCATCATATTATCGCGAATACCTATGTAGTCAATAATATATCCGAACTCTTTGCCTGTATACTTTCGGTTTACACGACTAATTGTTTGAATAAGACTCTGTTTTTGAAGTGGCTTGTCGTTGTATAGATAAGTTAGAGAAGGAACATCGAAGCCAGTAATCCACATATCAACAACAATAACAATGCGGAAATTAGAATGGTCCGTTTTGAATGCATCATCTAACTTTTTACTGCGGGCTTTATCCCCTATGTAGGTATACATATCCGCTGGATCATCTTTACCACGTGTAGCAACCATTGCTATAGTAGGCATTGGAGAAAGTTCTTTAAACTCATCAGAAGTTAATTTACTATCGTCAGGAGATTTCCTTTCTTCGAACCATTGAGGCTTTTGTTCTCTAAACTTTTGGAGTAATCTGTAGGCAATTTTTCGCTTGCTGGCTACAATCATTGCTTTTTGTACTACATCGGGTTTGTTTTCGCAAGCATTTGAGTAGTGTTCTATAATATCTTTTGCAAGGCGACCTAAACGGTCTTCATCACCAAGAATTACTTCCATTGCACTCATTGCTGTTTTGCTGGCAGCCACATCATCTTCTGTTGCACCATCATCAGCGCATTGCTTATAGTACGCGTCTATCTCTTTTACTTTTTCGCTATCGAGCGTAACATTTGCTATGCGAGGTATATATTTTAATTCAACTGTAATATCATCTTCAACAGATTGTTGCATTGTGTATCTGTCCACAACCTCACCAAAAACTTGAATAGTCTCATCGATAGGAGTGCCAGTAAAACCAACAAAAGTAGCATTGGGAAATGCACTACGTAGATGCTCAGCATAAGGCTTTGTTATGAATGCTCCGATAGGTGTATCATCTATGCTTATGCTTTCTGTTTTTTTATCTTTTATTTTTAACTGCGAATTCAAACGTACTTGACTGCGATGTGCCTCGTCAGAAAAGCATATAATGTTTTTGCGGGTATTCAGTTCGCCTATCTCTTCGCAGAATTTTTGGATGGTACAAATAAAGAAACCGCCAGACTCTCTGATGGATAGTTCAGTTTTAAGATCTCTTCTATCAGCAATTATTTTGGCTGCACCCAACGATAAAAAATCTTCTGAACGTAGGAATAATTTACCTGCTTGTGTTTGCAGGTCATCTCTATCAACAATCATCACAATGGTAGGGGAGCCAAGCTCCTCACAACGTAAGGATAGCTGACGAGCCAAAAACATCATTGTATAGGTTTTACCACAACCAGTTGCTCCAAAGTATGTTCCACCTTTTCTATTGTTTGCAGCGTGTGCTTTTAGTACACTCTCCTTAAGCATTCTGGTAGCAAAAAATTGAGGGTAGCGACACACTACCTCTTCATCTTTGTCGTATTTTTTGTCAGGGAAATAAACGAAGTCCCGAATAATTTCTAAAAAGCGATTGGGCTCGTACACTCCTGCAACAATGGTTCTAACCTGGTCGCTACCTCGCTTTGCAGACTCGTCCTCATTATTTACTTTCTTCCACGCATAGTAGTGATTGTAGGGTGTGTAACTTGTACCAAGTTTTGTATTGTTTACCGTGGCATCGCTAATACAAGAGAGTACAGAATAACGTAAAAGATGTGGTATATCTCTTTTATATCGATTATGAATTTGGTCATATGCATTTGCTATTGTTGCATTGAAGTCGATTGGGTTTTTAAGTTCGAAGATACATAGCGGAATACCATTAACGAAGAGTAATACATCGGGTATGCGTTTATCGTCTTTCAGTCCATATCCTACTTCGAATTGATTTACACAGCGATAAATATTGTTACTATTTTCAGCCTCAAAATCGACAAACTCGATATCAAATGTTTTTCCATCTTGATTGCGTGTATAACGAAATCCATCACGCACAAGGTAGTAGGTGTTACGAAGTAACTCGAAATGGGTTTGACCACTTACATAGCGCAAGCGGTTAGTAATTTCTTCAATATCACTCTTCTTTAAATCGGTATAACGTTGCTCAAGATAATCGGTTAAATCATTTACAAGTAATACTTCACGATTGTTGCGAGCTATACTGCCCCCGTGTTTGTACTCCCAACCTTGCTGAACAAGCAGGTCGATAAGGGCTTCTTCATAATCGCTTTCGTAATATTTACCTTTCATATAATCATTCAT